AAAGGAGTGGAGGAAGCTAGTTCTGGCAAAATGGCAGCAACAGCGGTAAAACAAACTTTAGATCGATTCCAGTCTCCACTTTTTTCTGGTAGCGCACAAGCTGCCATCAGACCTTATGCAAGAGAAGAAGGCGAAGCAGAAGAAGCGTTGCCTGAATTACCGGAAGTTGAAAGAGCAAAGCTGAATGAATCTCTCAACAACGCACAAGGTAGTTTGCAACCAGAGCCTGTAGATGAGCAAGCAATGGCAGCTCCGATGCCTTCTGTTGTTGATAACATGCCAGTCTTTGAACCACTAGAGACAGGACCGCAAACGTCAGGGGTAGATGCTTTGTCTTCGATTGTTTTACCAAGAGACGACGACAGAGAACTTGCTATGCGGTTACGCGCCAGACGATCTGGCATTGGTGGTTTAGTCTAGATCCAACTCGCCTTGTGGCTCAGATTCATGAGCTAAGATGACGGCGCTATCTACATCGTAGTTGAACTCATAACCCATGTACTGTTCGTCGCCAACTTGTATGACAAGGTTGCGTGATATCAAGCGCATGAGTGCCGCCTGATGGTGGAGGGTGAGTCTTGAAAACAAATCGATCACTTCCTTTGCTTCAAGGACTGGCTGATAAGTCTGAGGGACTGGCTTCTTTCGCTTGAACAAATTCATGCGCTCACTTCTTCTGGGAATATGATTTTGTGTTCTCTTTCGATCAAAACCTTCAACTGGTCTATCTTGGTTCGACGCTCGCTGTTACAAATTTCCTGAAGCATGTTGTATGTGCGAACATCCAGAGCCAAAGACTTTCTAGTCTTAGTGTTTACCTCTTCAACGTCATTCATAATATTACTTTGGTAAGTTACAAGTTGTAGATCATTTTATAAATATTTGCGACAATATGCAAACATGTATGTACTAAAGAACTATATGCTCTCGATGCAGAGCCATTGGATGATTAACCAGAACACATATCAAGCCGTGCAAGATTCACTGCCTACGATCACACGCTACATGGCTCAGCGCGGTATGGATAAGATGGAGCGCACGCCTATACATAAGATGGTTAAGAATCCATTTCCAGATGTGTACACGATCCCCATCTTCAGGCGCAGCTGGTGCAAGATGATGTGTCAAGAAATTGATCACATGAAGAAAGAGTTTGGGTTTGAGTCTAACTCCAGTGAAGATGACATGCGGCAGATCCCTGAGATTATTTTAAAGGAGAGATGCCCAGAGCTTTACACCAATATGTGGTTTGTAGTTCGCAACGTAATTGATCCCATCATCATGTCCCTCTGGCAACGAAGTTGCCCGGACCCTGCCAGCATTCAGATTGCTAACTACAATCTAGCTGAGACAGAGATGGGGCATTGGCATCATGACGAGTCATCAGACATCTCTGTGGTTGTGCCACTCAATACAGGATCATACACGGGCGGCGGCACAGAGTTTCATAACTTTGGCAAGCTCAAGCCATTGCCTAACGGCCATGGTTTAATCTTTCCCTCCTTCACCCACAACCATCGAGGCCTGCCCGTCAGCAAGGGCGATAGGTATCTGCTGGTCTTCTGGCTCTACAATAAATCCCGTGTCGTTGATCTGATCCAAGCTAATCCATAACTCCACTAAAAATTAACTGAAAATAGTTGTATAAATTTTTATAAATTTGTAGACATGGACACGGAAATAGCGTATCTTTATATCCATCAACTGAACGAACCGGAGATAAAGATGGGAAAACGACGAGACGCAGCTCAAGAGATCACTACCAAGATCATTGAGCTGATGGAAGAGCATGGCTCTGATTGGATCAAGCCATTCGCAGACTTGGCTGGATCTCCAGTCAACGCAAAGACTGGCGAGAAGTACAGCGGAGGCAACGCTTTGTGGTTAGGTCTTCAGGGCCAAACCTACTGGGCTACCTTCAACCAGTGGAACGATCTTGGAGCTAAAATTGTTGCTGGCTCTAAAGCGACTATTATCAGACGGCCTATGTTTGCTCCTGATGAAGATTCAAGCGATCCTAAAGCAACTAAGCTGGTTGGCTTTGATCACGCTAACGTCTTCTCGGCAGCGCAGGTAACAGGTTGGGATGAGCCTGTTGTTGAGATTGTTGACAACACTACCAAGCTTGAGCAGGTAGACCAGTTTATCGAAAACACATTTGCTGAGATTCGATTCACTTCTCAGGGACGCGCCTACTACCATCGTCTGACTGACTCGATTCACATGCCTAACCGTGAAAACTTTTCAGACACTGCTGACTCTTCAGCCACTGAAAACTTCTACGGCACTCAGCTGCATGAGCTGATTCACTGGACTGGTTCTGACAGAAGACTGAACCGAAAGAAGGGTGCTTCGTTTGGCGATGCGGACTACGCCTACGAAGAATTGATTGCTGAGATTGGCGCTGCCATGGCATGTGCTGAGCTAGGCATCAGCCCAGTTGTTAGGGCGGATCACGCTCAATACATAGCGAGCTGGTTACAAGCTTTGGGCGACGACAAGAGCTTTATTTTTAACGCGGCGAAGGAAGCACAAAAGGCGCTGGAGTATCTCCAGTCGCTACAACCAGAAACTGAAACTAAAAAGGAGGCGGCGTAAGCCGTCCTCCACTACCGGAGATAAAGATGATTATATTTGAAGGCGATTTTGTACAACTAGTCCAGAACTTTCATGGCAATGACGATGACTGGTTACAGGTGAAGGAGTGCGAGGCTTATGATATAGCTTTGCTTTCAAACGGCGCTAGGGTTCCAGCTACGGACGCATACATCAGAGGCGTGCGATCCGAAAAAGAACACATACATGCGGAATACAAGCGGAAGATGGATGCTATCAAAGCGAAGAACATTGAGAAAGAGCATTCTCTTGCGGAACAAAAAAGTAAGATGGAGGCTATCAAAAAAAGGCAGATGGAGGCTATCAAAAAAATGACCAAAGGGTGATGGCTCATCCTTCGGAGCTGGCTTAGCCCACCAGTGGTCAGAAACGGGCTTCAAAGAGGCAGATGCCTCTTTTTTTTGGCCTAAAATAAATTGTATTTATTTGTATAAAAAGTTGTACATCGACACGGGATTCAGGTATATTTATAACCATTGAATTGATAAACAACTAACCGGAGATACGAAGATGATGAACCTAGTAGAAAAAATTTTAGAGACTCAAGCAGAGAGAGACATGCTGATCAAAGAGAATCGTGAGATGGTCAGCGTTGAGAAACTGGTTACTGAATTGCTCAAACAGATTAACTGGGATCAAAAGCTTGGTGGCGCAAACGAGCGAGGATCTATTGCTCAGCATCAGGAGACAGGAATGTTTCACGCAATTCGCACAATCGCAGAGGTTTCTGGAAAAGACTTCAAGATTATTGCTAAAGAAGTTTCTGGTCCGGGCGGGAAGACAGTGCAAGAGTTTTCCTTTGACGACAGCTTACCACCGCTTGAGCCAAAGTTTTAACAAACCTGAATTCCAACTGATGAGCTGCGGGGGTAGTTCCCCCGCCGAAACCGAAGGGTCTTGGATAACTAATTAACCGGAGATAAAGATGGAAAACATTAGACAAAACATGCCAAGCGGATTGACCAGAAGGCAACGACTAATACTGTGTCAGGCTTATGACATTGCAGGAGGATTGGACGCAGACATTAACTATGAGGTTTTTGCAGGTGGAGGCTCATACAACGGGCCGCAGGTCCGCAACAATTTGATGGTTGCAATTATCGGCAACACACCAGAAGGGTATTCATCCAAAACGCTAGGCATTGCACATTACAGTTTTATTGCTACTTTTGGAGTCAAAGGCGGAGTTAAAAAAGCATCAATTTCGGTTTATCGCCAAGATAGCTCTTGTCCAATCCGGTACACCGATCATGAATTAAAATTGTTAGCTAAAGACTTTGATTTTTTTCATGCCATGTTGGAATACAAAGCAAAAAAACAGGCATTGGAATCTATTCAGGACTCGAATGTATTTGATGTTTTTGAAGACGTAAGCAAAGAGTACGAAACCGAAGAATGCTCACTTCAACTCGATGTACGCGCCGAAAAATGGGAGCAAGCTTTCTACAGGGCTTACATGGTTAAGCATGGCATCAGCGTTCTGGATTATCATGGTCAAAGATTGAGACAGACGCTTTGGAGTATCTATAACCTGTTCGGGTCTGCTCAAGCTGATCTGGAGATTTTGAAAGGAGTGAAGGTTTAGGCTTCTTTCTTAGCCATTAGCTTCTCGGTGTACTCCCTGAAGCTATCCTGAAACCTACGCTCCCACCACTGCTCCCAAGTTAAATTCTTGGGAGTTTTTTGGTGGCGGCGGGTCCAGACAAAACGGGCGGCAAAGTATTTAATCTCCTCCGCCCACTTCTCCTCCTGTTCTTTAGTAGAGATCGCCCAGCTCCACTACCTGCACACCAGAAACATTGTATGGCTTGTAGTCCTCTTTATCCTTGCACTCCAGTAGAGTCTTCAGCGCCTGCTCGTTCTTTGCCCTACCGTACTCCACGGCCTCCGGGGAGAGGGTGTAGACTGCAAATGGGTATGGGTGCATCTTCTCTTGAGCCAAGAACATAAACTGGTTAGCAGGCATATCCAGAGCCTTGGCAGCGTCCAGATACAAAGCAGCCTGCATGTAGTAGTTGAAGTTGTTGATTGCGCTCCTGAAGCCTCTGGGAGAAGCGTCACGCGCTGTTTTGAGATCCCATACATTCTTACCGTCATACCAGTCCATTCGAGCCTTGAAGGGATGGTTGTGCCAGTAGAAGCATAACGTCAGCTCAACCTTGTGTGTTTCATGTGGAACATATTCTTCTACGACCTTTCGGCGCTCCATGCAAACGTCATACATGTCTTGTTTGATGGGGGTGCGGTTACCAATGCCTGCCTTGAAATCCTCGTACTCCTCCTTCCCTGCTTTGGTCCTACGATCCACATTCGGTTCGATCACAAACTCTTGATCAAACTTATCCAACTCCAGAAAGACAGTGTGCTGTACTCGGCCCTCGATAAGAGCTGGAGTTTCCTTCATTGGCCCCTCGTTCTTCCAAGTGTATGGACACTTGATGACTGAGGTTAGATCGTGGGATCTAAACGCTTCGATTTCAGCGTACTCCTCGTACGGTACGTTCTCGTAAGCGCCTACCTTAAACTCCATCGTTCTTCCTTGGATCTATACCGTTGGCTCGCTTGAGATACCAATTTGCTTTGGCCATGTCGGTATCTTCAGCGCCCTTCTTCTTGCCAGCTCGCCACAAATATTTAAACGCATTTATCTTGGCGTAGATTCTGACCTGCTCCTCACCAAAAGCAGCAACCATGGCATCAATACATTCAATGTCGCCGCTCAGATAGTGGCTAGGTGAATTGACTACCGATTCATTTTTTCTTGGTCTTCCCCTCTTCCTTTTCTTCTGTACTACCATGCTTATCATCCTCATTTTCCTTGTCGAGCAATGCCTCGATTAGTTGTTCTGCTTCATCGCCTTCCAGCTCTATTGTGATCGTTATCTTTCTTGTCATCGAGTTGGTTTCTGGATGAAACGCTTTTTTGGAACCCCCCAGTTCCGTTCATCAGCTTGTTGGTAAATCCATTCCTTTGTTACCGTATCTCCTCCCGGCAAATGGAATCGGTTCCGGTTTTTTGCGTCCTGAACAAAAACAAGGTTGCCAACTTCTATGTTGAACATTCCCTCTCGTTCAGCACCCATTATCCTCAGATACCTACTGTGGTTTTTCTGGCGCTTGTTTCTGGACAAACGCTTGTCTTCGATATTCTCAATCATGTTTCATGTTATCCTTGAAGAAAGGAATCCCGCACCCCTACGCTTAGCCCGGAGATGGTAACATGCGTAGGCAGTGCGGTTCCTTTTGCAAAATCGTTAGAACGGTATGTCCTCGTCTGGATCATCGTCCTTTTTAAAGTCAGACAAACCGCCGCCTTGGTTGGGAGCTGGGCTGCTGCCCTTGTCCCTTGCTGCCGCAACCTCAAGAGAAGCGTCAATCTCCTCCTTCATCCACGGCGCACAATCCTCCAGTACATCACACATAGCCTTGGACTCTGCTGAGCTTTGGCCAGTAAACTCCTGACAGTAAACGTCAATGTCAAAGATGACCTGCTCGTTAGTTGTCTCCACCCGCTTGGCTCCGCCATCGGGTTTGTATACACCCTCGACTTTAGTGCGCTCAGATCCATCCTGAGTTTTGTAGTCGATGACCTCCAACTCACAAGTTACTCCAAGCACGTTCTTAATGTCGAACCCAGCCAGCTCTTCCGAAGAGAATGGCTTGCCACGCCAAGACTTTAAGTCCCGGTGTAGCGTAGAGTTTTCATTCAGGCTGGCCGTGTACTTCTTGCCAATGCTGAACGGCCTACCGTCCGCCATCTGGATAGCACCCCACTCTTCTTCCGGTTGCAGCTGGTGCGTGACCTCCCAATAGATGTAAACAGTCGAGCGCTTCTTCGGCGCTTGTCCTTGAAAACTTTCCATCCTTGTTCCCATGTCCACGATCTTATAACAGGCCGCTTTGTAGCGTCCCACTGGCAAGCTTTCGTAGTCACCCCCACCACTTGATACAGTTAAACTCATAAAATTGATCCTCCGGTAATTGATTAGTGTTTGTAAAAGTGTATGATATTTTACACATTTGAACACATAGGGCAAGCAGGTGACATTAAAAATTAAGAAACCAGAACAAAAAAACTTTGCGCGTCCCTTCTCAGGTGATGTGCGAAGCGAGTTTCTTAATTTCTTATCTCAGAATGGGTTAGAGCCAGATCCGAAAAAAGGATTAGTCGCAGACGGCAGCATTGGTAGAGCTTACATTAACGTGGGCAACTCTCGCAAGCTAGTGGGTTGGT